CCATTGAATAAACCTTTTTCAATTGCGTCCTTATACATTTGAAATGCTTCATCCATAGGATCAGGTGCTGAAGCCATTTTCATTATACCACTATCTTCAGATCCTCCTCCGTCAGCATATCCAATTCTTCCGCCTTCTGCTTTATTTAATGATCCAAACACTCCACCAAATTGAGTATTTGGATTTCTAAACGCACCATATACACCAGCTAATGTAGTTCCAACTCCTAACGCTGTTTGTAACGGTGTAGGGTTAGGTATGTTTGTTGTTTGGAATTGTGCAGGGTATCCACCCATAATTCCTGTTACTTGTCCAGCATATCTATCTAATTGTTCTTGTGGTAAAAATGCTGCTTGTCTCGCTGCTTCTCTTGTTGCATCAGCTTGTGCTTGTGCTTGCGCCTGGTTCAGTGCGCCCAACTGACCTAAACGTGAAATATCTGTACCTGTCGCTGCTTGTTGTTGTGCTCCTAGTCCTGCTTGGAATGCACCTAAACCTTGTTGTTGTGATGCTAACGCTCCTCTGTTAGCTATATCCTGTTGTCTGGCTGCTGCTGCCTGACCAAATCCTTGTTGCAAGAGTCCTGCTTGTAATAATGCACGTTCTCTTGCCGCCCCCGTACCAAACTCGGCGAGTTGTACGCCCGCTCGACCAGCGCCGAGCACACCCAAAGCTGCTTGTTGATCTCGTATACTTTGTTCTTGTATAGCTTTGTTACGATCAAATTCTGCCAATGAGGCATCAATAACTTGTGATTGATATGGTGACATAAAATCAGAAACTTCTTGTTGGAATGCTGTTGCGCCAGTTGTTACTCCACCTAATGCTGTTTGAGCTGCTGTGCCTGCTGTTTGAGCTTGTTGTAAAAATGGTGCAAAAGATCCTACACCTTGAGTTGCTAAATTTTGTGCTTGTGTTTGTAATGCGTCTTGACCTGCAACTGTAGGTGCAATTCCTGATAAACTTTGTTGTCTTGTTGTAAATTGTTGTGCAGCTTGTTGTCTTGCTTGAAAGTCAGCTGCTGACTCACCTGGTTGTTGTGATATACCAGCAATACCTGTTGTAACAACTGGTACACCTGTTTGTGCTACTACTTGTTGTGCTAAATCTTTTCCTAAATCTTCAACAAATTGTGCAGGTAATTGTCTTGTAGTTTGTACAGCCATTATAATACTTCCTCTAGTCTTTGTGATGTTTGAAACATTTTACGTGCGCCTTCTAATCCTTGCGATTCTTTAGATACGTCACCTCCGGATTCGAGGTTCTTCATCATGTTATACATAACTTCTGCGCCTTTGTCTACATTTCCATCGCCTGCGTTCCTGACAGCATCTGCTGTAAATACGAACTCATTCTTGGATAATCTTGCTGGCACATCATCTGCCTTTTCCATTCTACCTATAGGCACAAATCCGCCGTCTTCTCTGTAATCTTTTTCCATACCACCCATACTCAACAGTGGCATTGTCTTTTTGGCTACTGGTTCAGGTTTTCCACCTTCTGCAAATCTTTGTATTCCATAAGGTCTTAGACGAGCAAAATCTAAACCTTCACCTCTGTATAGTTCATCTTCTTCATCTTCTTCTGTTTGTTTAGTCATTAAACCTGATGCTAACGAGGCTAATCCAATACCTCCTAAAGCTGTTGGCATATATGATCCAAATCCTTTTGTTAAACCTAATTTACCAAGTAAACCTGATGTTGCATATTTTCCAATTTGACCTGGAACTCCAGGGATTCCTTTTGCTCCAAGTAAAAATTTACCAATCCCTGTGCCACCCATTATACCTTTTGCACCAAGTCCTAATAAAGCTGCTTTACCGATAGGTGATTTTACAATCTTCTTAATACCACGAGTTACTTTCTTAACAAGTTTACCTAGACCATACATCTGTCTACCCATCTCATCAATGTTGCCGTCCATGATTCCACCCTCTGCTCTAAAAGCTCTTGCTAATTCAAAAGGTTCTTGTTCTTCAGGTTCTAGTTCTGCTAACTCACCTCCACCTCCCATTGTCGTTTGTGGAATAATTGGTATAATATTTTCTGCTTCACCAGATTTTTTTATTGGATTTCCAAGGGCATCTGTTTCACCTAATTGTCTTTTTAACATATATTCATTATAAGCATCTACAACGTTTTTCGAACCTGTGTAAACATTTTTAAGAAAAAATTCTTTAGTTCTTCTAGAGCCTGCTTCAAAAAAAGGTTTTGATTTTCTTAAAAGAAATCCACTTATAGTTGGGTTGTCAGCAAATTTATCAGGAAATTTAATTGGTTCGTCCATTAAAGTTTGTTGAATATCTTTTGCTTTTTTTACTAAAGGATTATCACTTCCATGTAGAGATACCCCTATATTAGGTCCACCACCTATAGTGCCACCTGGACCTCGTCCTCTTGCCATTCCTGTATCTGCCTTCTGCTCCTCTGTTCTATCATCTCCACCTCTACCACCTCCGACACGAAATCCTATTCGTCCGCCGTTTGCTAGTAGTTGTTTTGCTATTTGAGTTCTTGTTATGGCCATTTATCTATCTTATTTTGTTTTGCTTAAAAAATCAAGGCTAGGCATCATAACTGTAATGTCTTTCTGGATATCTTCTGGGCTTATACCCTTAGATTTCCACTCTTCATCATTGTTATATTTTTCGCCTGTTTTCTTGTTTGTTATTTTTTCTATGATTTTATCTGGTTTTATTTCAATCATTATGTAACTACTCCTCTTGGCTGTATTTCTAATAGAGAAGCTATGACGTGCAGCTCATTCGCGTCAGCAGCTTGTACTTTCAATACTTCACTTTCCTCCATAACCAGAGGCTGTGTTAAAAGTTCTGTTGTAGCATTTGAGGCAATAGCTTTGGTTTTGAACAAATTAAATATAGTCCCACTAGAATTAACCAAGGTTATGGTTATTGTGGTCCCTGATCCAGCGTCCTCAGATACAAGTATAGATTTAACCACTGCTGTTGTTGCAGTAGGCACTGTATACAATGTAGTTAAATCAGTTGTTGTTAAATCTACTTTTTTATTTTTAAAATTATTAGCCATTATTGTAGAAAGAAGTTAAATGCTTCTACCTCCTGTTTTAAATCTTCTTGATAAGTTGTATTCAACTTCTCAACTATTGCATCAAGATCTCTAACTTGTGCTTCTGCAGTTGTTACTTCATACTCTTTACTAGGTCTTGTTAATACTTGTACTATCTTTGCCATTATCTTCTTCCATCCGGCTGTGTATCCAACCTAAAAGTTCCTAACTTCCAAGTTTGATTGGTTGCTGTATTTTCTATTTTTAATGCAACAGCTCTAGCTCTAGCTCTTGTGTCTACCTTTTGAGTTGATGTTGTTATGTCAAAAGGTCCAAGTGATGAACTGGCTGCCGAATCATTTGGAAAGTTTCTTAAATTTAATGTAACTCTAGTGGTGCCAGTCTGTGAAACAAAGTCAGGTATAAATCTTCTAATTTTCATTAAGAACTCACCATCTCCTTTAAATGTTGCAATACCAGTTGATTGTCCTGTGATACCTCTTTGTTGTGTAATATCAAAATCTCCAGAAGTTATATTAGCTGTAATTGCAGATACAGTACCACCTTTTACTTGATTGGTCCCTGTTTCGTGTTCATAGTATGTTGTTCTGCCATCTGTGTTGCCCACAACATCAAAAGATGAATCATTAGACGCATCGTATTCTAATGCATGTGGTAATCCAAATACTGCAGAATCTTCCCACATAGTTCTAGAAAGTGTGCCAATAGTCCATACTGGTCTTTGTGGTGAAGAGTCAAAATAATTATAAGCAACCATTCTATTTACAACAGATGATGAAGATGTTGAATAAAACCACATTACTTCACCAAACAAATTATTTAATCCAGCAGATACCATTTGGTTTCCAGACTCTAAATTTATATCGTCATAAACATAATCCTCTACTAAACAAGGTAATGATTCTAATTTACCAGCATATCTAAAGAAACCATTCTCTGACATCCAATAAGCTGCACCATCAACCTCTACACATGCGTTCTGTCCAACAAGTCCACAGTTAGTTCCAACTTGTGCAAACGCAAACGTAAATGGCTGACCAACAAAACGTTGTGTAAATAATGCTGTATCAGTCCAAACATAGATTGCATCTCTACCTCTGATTGCTCCTCTAATTTCTGATCCATCAGCTAGTCTTTGTGTGCCAGCTGTGTTTGTTGCTGTAGGTGTATAAGTATTTATATCTTCTTGATCCGAGAATCTAATAAACATATTGTCTTGTGTAGATGTAGTTCCAATAGTTGTTTCTGTTCCAAAGAATACTAAGTGACGATCCGGTGTAGATACAATCATGTGTCTCGATGCAGTTGGTGCACCAGATATAATTGTTGCTCTTGTGGATGTTGCTCCTGAAGCTGCAGAATTCCATTCGAACACTGCACTGTCATGAATTAAACAAATTGCTTTGTCACCAAAATTATCTAAAGACCACATACCTGGTTCAAGAATTAAGTCACCAGAAGCCGCTTCACCCCACGCTACATAATCACTTGTATCAGTAATTGTTGCACCATCAGAGTGTGATGCAGCTGAAGTATTACGGACACCTCTAGTTACACCTGTTAAAGTATTTGTAGACACACCAGTATAAGATATTTCTTCTGTTCCTATTTGTATAAAGTTTGTACCAGTGCTAGGGAACTGAGATGCATCTGATAATACGATTGTAGTCGTAGAAGAATTTATACCACCATTTAAAGTTGTCGTAACTTCGCCTGATACAGTACCACTCCATTGACCTAAACCCCAACCAAAACCTTTAGCTTGAACTGCTGGTCCTACTGTATAATAATGTTGAACTCTAATACCACCTGAAGCACTAGCACCAGATCCAGATTCATTTGATGGCATGGTAATAGTAATAGTTGTGCTGGTAGGCACAGTGGTTACCATAAACTTTTTATCATCAAAATCAGAAGCACTAAAGTTAGAATTAGTAATAGTAGAAAAGTTATCTAATAAAACTATGTCTCCTGCTGTAATATTGTGGTCACTTCCAAAAGTTATTGTAACGGTTGGAGAACCATTAGTTGTAGTAAAAGCGTTTGTTAATGTGTTTGTAGATTTGATAGGATGTATGTCATAGAACACACCTCCTGAATATGCGTATAAAATTCTGTTTGTACCAATAATAGAGTATTTTCTACCAGAACTGTTTACAAAATGATGAAGGCCTCTACCAGCTCCTGTTAAATTGTTCTCTCCTAATTGAGACCAACCACCTATTTTTTCTGGTGTACCATATCTAAAACGAACGTTATCACAGTCTACCCATTGTCCTTCAGCTCCTGTAGGTGTGATTTGTTTATTAATACCAGGTTGAAAACCTATTTTTTGTAGCATAGATAATCCTTCTTTAGTAACCTATTTTGATCGGCAAAATAGATTGCATCTAATTTACTGTTTTTAAACACTTTTATAGCATCTTCTACGCTATAAACAAGTGGCTGTCCTGCTAAATTAAAGCTAGTATTTAGCAAAGCTGGGCAATTATTCCTTCTTTTAAAAAGCTTTAGAAGCTCAAATAAGGTGCCTTTATCAACAGTTTGCATCCTAGAAGTACCATCTACATGAGTGATCGCTGGAAATAATTTTGGAGTTTTACAATTAAAATTTATAGTCATGTATGGAGATTCTTTTATAGGTAGTTTTATATAGTGTTTATATAAATCTTCTTTTAATATTACACCAGCAAAAGGTCTATACCACTCTCTATTTTTAATCTCATTTATAATATCTTTTCCATCTTCTACTCTAGGGTCAAATAAAATACTTCTATGTCCCAAGGCCCGTGGTCCGGTCTCCGGGCTTCCTTCAAAGATAGCAACGCTTCTCTTATCTTCTAACAGCTTACAAACTTCTAAGAGTTCTGACTTATCACCAGGAGCTCTTTCTATTTTATAATAATGATAAAAATTATCTTTTACAGGCACAGGTTTTATCTTAGATTTTAACATGGCGGCACCAATAGATATACCAGTATCATCAGCTACAGGTTCAAAGTAAAAGTTTATATTAGGCATTGTTTCTAAATAAAATTGATTAGCTACTACGTTAAGTCCATAGCCACCCACTATGCATACATTGTTAATATTTGTTTTCTTTACGTAAGTTTCTATTAGGTTAGCTACTTCTTTTTGAGTTTCTATTTGAACTAGTTTAGCTCTATCTGCATAAGTCTGATAATTTACTTTGGTAATATCTTTAGTTATTTGTTTCTCTTCGTTAAAAAAACATGTTCGTTTATCATTATTGTTTAGATGTATAAACTTACTTGATACAGGAACATTGTTATAGAATAGTCTATCTCTAGCACAAAAATAATTTGTGTTCTTACCATATGCTGAGAGTCCCATTGTCTTTCCATTCTCTAATGGATCTTGACCTATAAGAGTTGTAGCTGCTTCATATACTTTAACTATACCTAAAGTTGATTTTACTGTTGTGCTACATTTATAATACTCTTTAATAGAATCTGTTATTTTTTGTTTATTGTATTCTTGACCAGGAAAATACCAAAAGTTTTTGTATATTGGTTTTATGTTTTTATCACACACATATACTGATTCGCTTTCTCTAGCCATAGGTGTGCCGTTTACAAAAAACATACTACCATTTCTATCAACTACAATCGTTAAAGCTTTGTCAAATCCACTGTTGTAATAAGCAAGTGCAGCATGACAATCATGATGTTTTAGAGAAGAGTAGTTTTCCATTTCAACACCAAACTTTTTATTAATATATGTTCTATAGAAAAACTCTGTAGATATTTCATCATTAGATGGTGTGTGGTAAAGTATATGATCTATCTTTCCAAAGTTTAAAGAACTGTATAGCTCTAAAGACTTAAAAGGATTTTTATCTCTTTTTATACCTGTAAGTCTTTCTTCTTTACAAAAGAACTCTATCTTACCGTCGTTAATGCTACAGACAGAACTATCGTGTGCAGTGTTAAAAGCTAAGACTCTCATTGTAAAGAACTCCAAATTTCTAAATCTTTTCTATAAAAATCTTCTAAAACTTTTATATTATCTTTAGATATTTTTACTTTTTCATAATCATCATAAAAATCTACATCTAATTTATTTTTATATTTATAGTATGTAAGTTTCCAAACAATATTTAAATTAAACTGTTCATTAATCCAATCTATAAATTTATAACTAAGTCCTTTTTCAAACTTCCACATTTTAGTTTTGGGTCCAATGAATTTATACTGTGGGGTAAAAAAGTTATTGTGATAGCAATGAGTTGTTTGTTGTTCTTTAATATAGTGTAATAAACTTTCTTTAGTTTTAAATATATCTGTTATAGTTTTTTGTTTAACTTTTCTTGCAAAGAAGTCGTAACTTGCTACAGATACAAATCTGTCTATTGGATTTCTTATAACAATAAAGGTAGGTATGTCTTCAAAATTATACAATGTTTCATAGTAAGGGTAGGTTAACAACTCTTCTATAATAGAGTTCTTAAAAAAATTTCTAGATTGTTCAAAGTGAACTTTATACCCGTTGTTGTCAAACAAGTTAGATATGTATCTACCTCCTGTTCTAGGAACGTGTATGTGGTATATTTTTGTTTGTTCTTTCTCTATTAGCATTTATCCTTTTATGTACAGTCTTCTATTTATAGAATACCTAACAGCTTTTTTAGTTTTTGATATTACTTTATTAACCTTATGATATTCATAAGATGGAAATATTAAACAAGAATTGTGTTTTAGATTAGGCATATAATCGTATTTAGTAAAAACTAACTGACCTCCATTATACTTTTCAACATTCATAAGGTATAAAAAAGTTAACACAGAAAAATCATTGTGGTTTTGATAACTAGCTCCGTTGTAATACTTTTGAACAAAAGTCGTATCTTGATTTGTCAATGGAAGATAATTTAAGAATGGATTTAAATCACCATTATATTTTAATCTAAAGTGTTTTGATGTGTAATTTAAGATTGTGCTTTTACTTCTATCCTTGTCGTAAATTCTATCTATGCAAAAAGGCTCGGTGTTATTTTTTATCTTTAAATTTTTATGATGATCATCAGCGTCGTATACTTCTGTCAAAGAAGTAAGTTCCGTGATCATTGATTCAAGTTTAGTTTTGCTAAACACATCATATATAATGGTATGGTAGAAAGGATATTGTAAATATTTAATTTTCATTTCCTTAAAAATACCGACAAAGTAAATCTAAACTTAGGACCTTTTATAGATTGAGGTCTTATAGTGTGGGGTATGTGACCATCAAACAGTATTATACGACCAGGTTTATATACAGAAGCAAACTCTATTTTACTTAAGTCTTTGCTATTATAAAAAAAAGTTTCACCATAGAAACCATCCTCCCAATTTAAATTAACATAATATAAAGCTCCAATTAAATTTTCATGAGTGTGTATGTAATGAACATCGTCAGACTTAACTAAATTTAATTCTATAATGCTTACCTTCTTTTCATCAAACTTAAAGTTTTTAGATTTACTAAAACAGTTTTTAATGTAAGGAAATAGCCCACAGTTTTTTAAGTCTTGTAAACTCCATTTACTATGTAGGTTCTTTGTATATCTTTCTAGCTCTTGAGTATCTTCCCATCCTAATTTAAATATAGATTTTGTACAAAATTTATAAACTTTGTTTCTTGTTACGTAATCTACAGTGTCATCAAATATTTCTATTTTCATCTTTTTCACCAGGTTCTGGAGATTTTCTTGCAAAACTAGAAGGCAAACCTACATGAGGTCTACTATCATAAAAATCAGTTTTGGAAGAGACACGGTTGTAATGTAGAAAAACTTGAACACATTCTTTCCCTTTAAATTTATTTCTCCAGTGTTCTAGTATACATCCTTTGTATATTAACATGTCTCCAGGATCTAGATCTATTCTAACTCCTCTCTTTCCTTTCTTTCCTGATGGTTCTAAATAAATAGGCCATTTAGATCCACCTAAATTTAAAGTTGTAGATATCTCACAACTAAATCTATCAGTATGTCTTTTTAATTCATCACCTTTTACATATACTCTCATATACGAATTGTTAGGTTGCAGTTTTATACCAGTTGTTTTTTCCATTAAAGATTGTAGTTTTAACAACAAAGTATCTCCAGCTACATCTCCATACAAACAGAAAGTATCTTTACCAGTTTGACCATCGCCCATCTCACCAAACGTGTGATCTTTATCAGATATAAACTTAAGGTCTCTAAAAGTTAAAAGAACTTGTTTTCTTATTAAGAAATAATTAAATAAAAATTCTGCTATGTCTTTAGATATAGCTTTTTTTATTACTGCATAACCTTTTGTTTTAAAACTCATACGTCTTTGATCACCTCTTTTGGTCCTGCTTGTATATTAAAATGTATAAATCTAAAAGGATCCAAACCAAGATCAACTGCAAATCCATGTGTAACATATCCTGGAAAGATAATTAAGTCACCAGGTTTAGGTTTATAATGTATCAGTTCTGATCCATAAAATATCTCATCATCTGATTTAAGTTTTAATTTAGTCATTACAGCCCCTTGTCTAGGGTCCATAAAATATGGGTAAGAAGTTTTATCGCTACATTTTAAAAAGTAAAAACCGGATACGTTCTGAGACCAATGAGTGTGAGCCGAATGATTACCACCACCTTTTCTAGAAAACTCTTGTATCCACATTTCTGTAAAATATATTTTATACAAAGACATATCGAAACCTTGCCAATCTAAAAACTCCCAAGCTTTACTTCCAACGTAATCTCTAAAGTTCATAAAGTCAGGATCTTTTAAAAGACTTGTAGAATGATAAGAACTAAACTTATCCTTTGTTTCTTTAATGTAATCTTTTTTTAACTCTCTTGCTTTTAATACATAAGAGTCAGAAGCTTTATCTAGTTTTTTTAAAAACTCTGGTTTATTTTCTACCCATATAGGTGTTGAAAAGAATTCAGTAATATTCATTTAAAAGGTCTCCCTAAGTTCCACATTACCAAAGAATATCTTGTTCCACTAGTTACAGGTTTGACCCTGTGCCAAACATATGAAGGGAACACAACTATAGAACCCTTTGGCTGTATTTCTGTACATATTTCTGTTTTACTTTCTTTTATAGGTGAATTTCTTCTAAAGTCAAATTCAAGTTCTCCACCTTTGTATTTACTAGGATCTGTTAGCTGACAGATAACAGATATTTTTCTTATCTTACCATGCATGTTTGGATTGTTTGGTAAGTTATAAGGTTCGTCAAACATATCAAAGTGCCAATTATAAAACTGTCCTTTTTTGTATTTAGTAAATTGACATGTTTCTGATGTATCAAATTCAAAATTCCAACCTGCGTTTTTATTAGCTTCATAAACATAAGGATGTATCTCTTTGTATATCCAAGGTTCATTTACCCAAACAACGTTTGAGTTTCTTTTCTTATGTAGATCTTTTATTCTTTTTTTAGTTAACTTCTTATTTTTAAATTCGTCTGTTGTAGCTGTCTGATCTTTTTTATCTAAAGAATACTTTATAAGTTTATCACAAAAACGAGAGCTCAAAGCAGATTTAAAATACCAGTAAAAATATTTTTGAATCATGTTCTTCTCATTTCAGGAAGAGGAAAACGAATCATTTGATTGGGTAGAATTTTAGAATTACATTCCATTCTATTAAAAAACGTAACCATTATAAATCTTTCTTCTTCTAGGTTATCATCTAAAAAAGAGTTTGCCATATGCCACTGTGAGGCATCAAACATAACTAATCTGTTGTACATAGAATCTATTTCTATGGTTTTATTAAAACGTTCGTTGTGTGCTTTTAATTGTTTTTCAACTTTTACTTTAGGGTCTAAAAAACTTTTGTGAGCAAGTTCCCAATCCCTGTAGGCTTTATCAAAAGCTTTGGGTTTACAAATAGAGGTTCCGCAACCTTTATGTTTACTCAAATAAACAATAGCTGTTAATTGATCGTTATGATCTTGATGAATCCAACCACTATTTTTATAATCTTTACCAGAAATTTTTTGAAAGAATTGATTAGCTCTCCATACCATATTTGTATAATTCATAGGATATAAAATTGCCATCATCTTTTCAGTAGCAAACTGAAAGAAATTATCTTCTGTTTGATCTGTTCTTATACCTGGATAGTTTTTTTGTGTTTTACTATATGATAAACTTAAACCATAATCTCTAACAAAGTCAGGGTTATCAAAAAAATTATCTACAATAATTGTTGGAAACAACATTAAAAATATTTATAAGTTATAGTGTTAATAAAATTAATATCGTTACTTCGGTTAGTGGTTATGTAATAGCTACATACTGCAGGAAACATAATAAATTTATTATTATCTAACTTTACTGTTTTTTTTAAATTTTTAAATTTTTTATCATCGTAAGTAATAACTACAGAACAAGAATTTTTTTTAACTTTTGTTCCATATAATACAACAGCATCTGGACTATCTTTAAGATTATTAAAGTCTGCTTGCAGTAATGGAGGAGAGGCTTCTCGTGGTTGATAAATTTCACCCCAACTTTTTTCATTAACCATTTTTATTCTGTCTTTTAAATAAAGGTACTCTCTAAGATATGTATTTAATCGATCCCATGTTTTAGTCCACCCAAACGGCATTTCAAATATATCATTGTTTAAATTTTCAACAATTAATTCTTCAGGATCCAAGTCCCATTTCTTTGGCATATCTACATAGCCTTGATATAAAGCTAGTTCTGATAAGACTTCTTTATCTACTGGTTTATCTAAATGTTTTTTTGCCATACTAAAAATAATTAATATTTAAAACTACTCTGACTTTTTCATCTGTATGCGTCGTGCCTGTATGTTTTAAATTAGAAGGAAACATAACTATTTTATTTTCTTCGCTTTTAATTTCTTCTCCTGTTTCAAATATAGTTATACCATTATTAGTATTAATGTAAAGTATAGCAGTTTTACACTTAAAAGGTGCATCTGTATGAAGTCCAAAAGGTTTAATTTTAATATCTTTAGTTGTTAAATTACCTTTTACCCTAACCAAAGATTTAACGTTTAGCTTGTCAATAACAGGTTTAATAACTTTAAAATAATCACTGGTAACTAAATTGTCTTTATAAAAAAAATGAATAAACTGAAAATGTTCGTCCCCTTCTTCTATTTTGCAGTCATTGTAAAACCACGGAAAATATTTACCCATTATTTGTTTTTTAATATCAACAAATAAAAAAGGATCTACAAAATTTTCTTTTATCTTAATCATAAATAATCGCTGTGAAAATCACTGTTAAAAGATATCACCGTCTTTCTAGCATTTGATTTAATTATAGGAGAGCAATGTAAAGTAGATGCTGGAAACGTAAGCAAATCTCCTTCTTTTACATTTATATTTTTTATAATTTTTTTATCATAACAATTTTTAAATTGTGTCTTTGCACTAGTGTCTTTCATTTCTACATAATATATATGACTCCAATTTGAGTGAGCATGGTTGTGCCACCCATGGAAATTGTTTTTTCTGTATTGTTGAAACCACATTCTACTTATGTCTACAATCTTAAAAGAGTCCTCTAACTCCAAACATATTTCATTAAGATAAGGAGTTAAGACTTTTATAACTTCTTTTACATACTCTCTCGTCTCTCCTTGAGGTCCTCTAGGAGTAGAATCTAACCAATCAGAATTTGTTATGTAATCTTTTGAAGGTAAATTTTTGGAAGGTATGGGCTGTGCAGGCATGTTCTTAATATGATTAAGAACTATTTTTTTTAATGTTTTATGTTCTTTAATTTTTTGAACAAAGAAACAACTGTTTATTTTAATTTTTTTCATTTAAACGTCATACTTTATATTAAAAGATAAGGCATACTTAGGTAGATTAGTTTTATTTCTTCTAGTGTAATGTTCTAAAAAAGAAGAAAATATAACAACTTTTCCTTTCTCGGGTTTAATAATTTTTTTTATTTGTGGAAAATATAACTTTTGTTCATGACTATTAAAATAAATTACTCCAGATAAATAACATGGATTATGATCATGCTTCTTAGTATACTCACCAAAAAGTTCTTTAATACCCCACGCTTCTTGAAAAGAATATTTACTATCCATATTTTCTCTTTCATCTAAGTAATCAAAAATTTCTAATAACAATAAAATAAATTTTTTATCTTTATTAAAATAATCCCAATCAGTCATCTTTCCATTAATACTAATGGCATAGCTATTCTTTGAATTTTTTATACCCTCTTCTATTTTATTAATAAAATAATTACTGTCTAAATTTAAATGTCCAGTTATAAAAATATAATCTCTTTCTATTTTTTTAGTTATGTCTTCTTTAACTTTCATCTAGTATAATTATCTAATTTATATAACACATAATTAATTTTATTTAAATTAAATTCTTTTATATTTTTAATTTCATAGTTAATATTGCCCCAACTTGCTTTTCTAATATTTGATTGTTCAAAATCATTTGCTAGTTTAATTAATAAAAGATCAAGGTTTTTTAACTGTAAAATATTATCTCTATCTGTGGTTTCAAATAACCAAACTAGTTTTTCAGCTTTTTTGCCAATTAATTTTTGTATGTCTTTTCTTGTAACTTTTAGATTTGGATTATAGTATTTATTACCATAGATATTATGAAACATACCAGCCATAACAGTATCAAAATTACATCCCCATTGTTCTAATATATCTGCAACATTAACTAGATGTTCTAAAAAAGTTTTACCGGAATGTTTGAGTTTATCTGCTTTTTTATTTAATAAAAACTTAATGCTTTTTTTATATACTTCTTTGTTTTTATACATCTTTCTTTCTAAAGAATATGTTATTAATCAAGTACTTGATCAAAAGGACCGTCAGGATCAGCAGGGGTAATAACCCATTTTTGATTTGCTTCATCCCAATTATAATGTCTTACTTGTCTAATTTCTTCTAAAGTTAATTCTGGTGGATCTCCGACTGGAGAAATCCATCTAGCTTCTTCTACATTTAAAACAAAACTTGCATTTTTTTTAGGTGGCATAAATATCTCATTAACAGGATCCCAAGTTCCACCTCTTACTGCAAAATTTCCTCTTAAAGCTTTTGAGTTATCTCCTGATGTGTGCGCATTTCCATTAGTATTGTAAGAAGTTTGAATCCATAAATTAGCAGGCCAAGAGTGATGATACTCTAACCAACGTTGACCTATTGCCTCGTCTTCAACTCCATCATCGTTTAACATATTTCTATCACCCATCGTTAAAACGGTTAACACATTATTGTTTTCATCTATTTTAGCAAAATGAGCCATATATTAACTCCCTTGAAATCTGTATCTAATTACAACTACTCCAGATCCTCCGCCACCTGATCCTTGACATGCTGGTGGTGTTGATCCTTGTGGTCTTCCACAACCTACATAAGTTCCACCTCCACCGCCTCCGGTGTTAGCAGTTCCATTCTGTCCAGGGTTTCTAGCAGGAGCTCCTGATCCTCCTCCACCAGATCCACCTCCACCACCGTTGTGATGAACTTGGTTTCCAGGATTATAAATCCCGCCACCTCCGCCACCTCCTCGTGTGACTGATGCACCTGTTATTGAATTAGCTGTTCCAGCTCCGCCTGATCCTCCGGCTCCTGGTGCATTTTGGCCAGCGCAAGAAGCGCCTCCGCCTCCGCCACCACCATTGGCTTTCCACTGGTCTGTTCCTTCTCCGCCATTATTTCCTTGAGAGGGACTTGTTGGTGGAGTGTTTCCATCTCCTCCTGGTCCCGAAGATCCTCCGCCGTCTTTTCCAGCTCCGCCTCCGCCAGATCCACCATCATCAGCTTTTGGACATCCGCATCCAGTTCCACCTCCGCCGCCTCCGGCAGATGTAATAGTTGAAAAAGTTGAATCGTTTCCTGGCGATTCTACGCCTACACATGAATCTGTGCTTCTAGCACCACCTGATCCAACTGTAACTGTATAAGATTGTTTTGCTACTGTTAATCCAGAACAAGAAGAAGGATAATTAGTTCTAAATCCTCCTGCTCCTCCTCCGCCTCCCATTCTAACTCCACCTGTTCCTCCGCCAGCAACTACTAAATAGTCAACTGTTCCAAAACAAGTTCCAACGTTAGAAACTGCAAAAGTTCCCGGTGAGTTAAATGTGTGAACTTTGAAGTCGCCATCATCTGCAACGCAACCTCCTGTTGCTTCTGTGTAAGGTCCTGCGGCAGCGCCACCAGAACCAAATCCTAAAGTTTTATATCCAAAACCAGCCATATTACTCCTTATGCGTCGTTAGCAGCATCAGTAGTAAAGAATAATTTAATACCTAATAATTTGGCATCTGCTGTTAAACTATCTGCTGAAACGTCTCTCGATATTTGAAAGAAAACATACTCATCTGTACTAGGTGAGCCTGCAATAGTAACTGCTCCACTTTCTGCTGTAACTGCTAAATCATTTGCTGTACCACTCATAGCTTTTGCTGTAGGTAAAACTGCAGTACCAAACGCAGTGTTTAAATCTCCGTTATCTGCTAATGCAACACCTTGCAAAGCCCATGCTGTAGTTCCAGTGTTTGTTGAATTTGCTGTAAAAAATGCTTGAAAAGTTACTGTTCCCTCATTCCATGATTTAGGAAAAGCAACAGCAAATTGTGCAAATTCATCTGAATCTTTATCAAAGTCTAAAGTTTTAAGTTCAGGTCCATTAGATAATTCTGTTTGAGCTATGTCGGCACATCCACTTGTAGAATTAGGGTACATAGCAACTGCAGGAACCCAAATAGTTTCTTTACCTGCTATCTTAATTGCACCAGTAGCATCACCTGCGTCTACTGCTTTAGCAACTCCAGTTCCGTCTGGAGCAATAGTTATATCTCCATTGGAACCATCAGTAATTGTAATTGTACCTGAGTTAGTTCCTGAATTTGTATCTAAAATTAAATCATGTGCACCACTTGAAGTTATAGTTGCATTACCGCTTCCAGATCCTACAACAACTTCTCCAGTTCCATTTGGAGTTAAGGATATATTTCCATTAGATGCATCTGTAATTGTTATAGAAGAAGAGTTTGTTCCACTATTTGTGTCTAACACCAAATCAAAAGCACCACTTGATGTAATGGCAGCTGATGCAGCTCCTGTTCCAAAAACACTTTCACCAGTTCCTTTTGGCTTAATAGCTATATCAATATTTGAATCACCACCTGTTGCAGATAATGTTGGATCATTTCCTGTAGCAGCGTTTGCTATTGTAAATTCATTTACTGCAGAACTAGTGGCTGTAACTTTTGCAAGTTCATTTCCATTTGTGTCTAAAATAGAAGTTCCAATTTTAGGTGAAGTTAAAGTTTTGTTTGTTAAAGTTTGTGTTCCAGTAAGTGTTACGTCACCAGCTGGTAAAGTATCAATATCTGGATTAGTTCCATCATTTGCAGTTGCAAATACAAGAGCATCGCCCTTATCACCTGCTGCAAAAGTAAATGAGTCACCACTTCCTGATACATATTTAAATTGTACTGTGTATGAACCTGAAGTTGAGTTTCTTAAAAAATAAAATGTTTGAACATCTAAAGGTATAGTTACAATTTGATTTCCTGTAATTGTTCCTGTAAACTCAATCATTCTATGAGATAGAGTCGCTCCTGTTGATCCATCCGAAACTGATAAAGCTGTAGTCTGTGCACTACCAGCAATAGATTGTGCTGTGTATCCACCAGAAATTTGTTCTATAATCTGTAAATTAGTATTAGTTTTTGTTCCCCATGTACCAGCGTTTTCACCAGTTGCTTGAAGTTCTACACCAAGAGGTGTGTATGTTGATGCCATATTTTATCTCCTATGCGACGTCACTATAACTTGTATTTGATCCAGTTGCAACCCCAGAAATATTACTATTAGATCCTGTTGCTGTTGCACTATATGATGAATTTGAACCGGTGTCAACATCACCGTAAATAGGTATTGTTGTTATTTGTCCTAAAAATGTAGTTGATGAGACTCCAGTTAAACCCATTACATCTGCTGGTGTTAGAGCACCTACAGAACTTGTTGAGGATAATCCAGTTAATCCCATAACATCCGCTGGTGTCAAAGAACCAACAGATACTGTTGAAGATAAACCTGTAGGTACAATTACAGGGTTTGATGAAATTACTACATCTCCAACATTTGTTGTTGAAGATACTCCTGTTAATCCCATTACTTGATTTGCAGGTGTTATGGCTCCTACAGATAATGTTGATGATACTCCAGTTAAAGTTATACTTTCTACTATAGCTACTGTACCAACATCAACTGTAGAACTAACACCTGTTAATCCTATTACGTCAGCAGGTGTAATGTCTCCAACACTTGCAGTTGAAGATACTCCAGTTAGTCCCATTACATCAGCAGGTGTAATAGAGCCAACATTAGTTGTTGCAGATACTCCAGTTAATGAAACAAGAGAATTTATTGAAGCATCCCAAGGTTCTTCACCCCAACCATTTCTGCCCCAACCAACAAGAGTTCCAGAATTAGAAAGATCGCCAACTGCAGAAGTTATAGATTGACCAGTTACTCCAATTACATCTGCAGGCGTAATTTCTCCTACAGAAGAGGTAATTTCTAAACCGCTTACTTCTACTTTGTTAACAGTTGTTATGGTTCCAAGAGAAGAAGTTATTTCTAATCCAGTTGGTTCTACAGAATACTCTACACCCCAACCAGAAATACCCCATTCTTGTCTACCCCAACCATCAAAATTAGAAGCCTCTACCTCTCCAACAGAAGTAGTAATTCCAAAACCTGTTGGTGTTATAAGAGTTTCTAAATCAACAGTTGGAAAAGTTGCATCAACGTTTGAAGAAAGACCTGTTACTTCTACTGTATTAATAGTTGTTATTGAACCAATAGAAGAACTAATAGATAAACCTGTTGGCTCAACAGCATATTCAACACCCCATCCAGAATTATTCCAAGATTGTCTACTCCAACCTTCTAAGTTAAAAGATTCTGTTGTTCCTAATGCTGATATTGATCCTGGTGAAGTAATTGATACAACCACCTCATCAGATTGCCAAGTATTGGCTCCCCAAGTATTGTTGCCCCAGGTTGATGCCATAAGGAGTTCCTCCTTATGCTAATCTAATGATTGCCGTTGTTGCTGCTGCCGCAGGGAATTGAATTGTGAAAGTTCCACTAGTTACAGTTTTATCTGCGCCAAATGCAATAGCACAAACAGCAGGGTCACCTGATGCTGAGTCATTGTATATTAATGCACCATTAGCTGTAAAAGTTGCTGAAGTATAACTTACGTCTGAAAAATCACAAAGTGCTGTAGTACTAGAACTTGTTGGAGTTACACTTGTAAGTGTTGCTCCTCCAGCAGTGTATGCTGTTCCAGAAGAGTTTGTAATTTCATTTGAAGTTGAATAAGCAGTTGTTCCTGCTCCTAAAGTTGCGTCACTTGTAAATAAAGCTATTTTAAAAGTGTTACCAGTTGTAGCTGTAAAGTCGTGAACCCCTTTTAAAAGTTCTACTTTAAAACTTGTGCAAATTGCCGATGTTATTGCCATATTTTATCTCCTACGGGTTCGCTGAAGTTATCGGTATACGAACAGTGCCATCAGTGTAGTCATCTCTTCGTCTTCTACCGACTTGCTCATTAGCAAACTTCTGTACCTCTTGTTTATACTTATTTTCATATAATGTCAACATATCGATTGGGCCTTTTAAAAATCCATATGTTTCTGACAAACAACAATATAATAGCCCATTTGGAAAATTAAGACTAATATAATTAGTAGTATTATCTGAAGCCAAAGTAGTTGGCATTTTATTATAATGAATTCTAAATCTATAAGTGGTGTTTGGAACAGGAGCTACAATTATACGTCCAGAATTAGTATCTCCATCTCCTGTGGCACCACCATACATAGCATAGTATTTAGGTTGGCCTTGAGCTGCAGATGTTCCTGTAATATCTTGATATTCTTGTAGGTATGTATAATCTTTTTTCTCTAACCATCTATTGGCTCCTGTAATTTCTGATCCAGCTGTGTCATATACTTGAACACCTCTGACAAACAAAGCTCCACCAGGTACATTTATTGTTTCTTGTCCGGCAACAAAATTACCTAATTTTTGAAGTCTATCTGCATCTATAGGCACTTCTCTCATAATTCTATACTGAGCATTAAGAATTATGTTTTCTAAAGTATCTGTGCTTAACACGTTAGAATCTGTTTCAGTGTAACTTCTAATTTGTGTAACTAATCCACTGTAACTTAGCCCAGCCATTATTCAGATCCTTTTTTATGTTTTCTATTTATTTTTTCTAGTTTTCTATTATACGCTGGAACCTCTGGTTCTGGTGTATGTAGATACAATTCTTCGTGTGGATCTACCTCTTCTTTACATTCACATTGTTTAATGTGAAAAATTTTACATAACCATTTTTTAATTATTTTTATCATGCTTCTAATGTGACTGGACCAACGGAACAGCCAACTCCTCCTCCTTTAACATTACCACTTGTAGCAGTATCTGTATCAACTGTAAAATAAAAAAAATTAGCAGTTGCATAATCTGTACTAACTCTTGCATCATCTTTAAATATACCAGTTGTTATTGCATACCCTGCCGCTTTTGCAATATTTGCTCCTGTTATTCCATCAAAGCTTGCTGGATTATTATATTGAAAAGTTCCTCCTCCTGCAGAAGTTAATGCAGGTGTGCCTCTAAATCTATATGTTGTTCCATTTGTTAAACCATGTCCAGGTGCGGTTACATTAATTACTCTTGAAGATGCAGCGTATGTTTCAAAAGCATTTTCAGGTAAAGAGTAAGGAACAGCTGTTTCTGTTCTTGCTGGTCTAACATTTCTTAAAGATACAGCATCAGCTGACATTGGTTTTGGTTCTAATTGTGGTTGCTTTGGTTCAAATTCAGATACATGAACAAAAGAACCATTCCATTCTCTAACCATTTCTCTATATGGAAACTCAACACCTGATCTATCAGATATTGCTTTTGCGTGTTTTCCTGTTGCGTATTTAGGCATTATGCTCCTGGGTAATATGCTTTTGGTGTTATGTACGTGCTAGAAGCTGAACCATCTTCTGCCAAAGCTCTTGCTAATTCATCTTCATAATACAATTTCATCTGTTGTGTAAGCTGTGGCTGAAACTTTTGTGAAAGATAAAAAGCTAAACCTGCTATCATACAAGGCACAAATCTAAATGGAATATCTGTTGCATTTGTATAATCTCCTACATCTTGTATTCTTTTAATATAATATATATGCATATCTTTAGATGCATTTGTAGAATCGGGAGTTGGATAAACGTGTATTGTAACTTTATCAATAAATCTTTCTACCCAATATTGATTAGGAGTTCCTTTTGATAATTTATTAGAAAAACCTGCATAAGTTGATCTATCTACTTTTGTCATTGGAGAATCTGCTTGAGTTGTTTGAGTTCTATTAGATCTTAATTGTGACTCAAGGACATCGGACATTCCATAAATACCATTTGTTGGTGTGGTTGATGCACTCGTGCCATCATCACTAGATCTAAAAAAATCGTAGTCAGATTGTCCTTCAATTAAATCTATATTAGTATCTGCTATTTCCCAATAATGAATACCTCTATTGCCCCATTCTTGAAAAAGGACATTAAGAGATCTTCTTGCAGATTTAAGTTGATAACCTGCAACGTTTTGCAATCCAATACGTTCAAAAGCGTCTTCTACTATTTCATCAATAGCAAAAGTTTTATCGAACGTTGTTGTTCCCGAAGTAGTATTAGCCATTTAAACTCCTACGATTCGTAGACTTTAATCCATTCACAAACTATTGTAGCTGAATCTCCATTTGAGCAAGCTGGTAAAGTGACATTTACATCTCCTGTAAAGTTTGTAGCTTCAGTGTTCTTTAAGCCACCAAAAGATGAGTAATCATATTCCATCTCTCCTGCTAATGTTTGAAATACGACATCTGTGTCAGCATCCCATAACATTCTGATTGCATCAACTGGTGCTGTTACTGAAACGTTAAAACTAATTTTATTTAGTCTTACAGTTTTGCAAGTTTTACCGTTGTTTGAATTTAATCCAGAAACATCAACTATTTTAGTTGTGCCTCCAGTAGAATCAGAAACCACATTGTAGTGAGTGATTAGTTTTTTTGCTCCGTCAAATACTTTTGTATTTAAGACTGTGTCTGCCATGTTTTCCTCCTTTTAAAGGACGCCTGCATTACCAGGCGCCCCGAGTTGATTTATTTATTATGACGCAAATACAAATGCACCAGTAGTTTGAGTAGTTTCTCTCGCTAATGATGTTGCAATGTGCCATGTACCTTTTTCATAACAAATGAACGCGATCTGTCCAGCTGTTGTTAAAAGGTTTGTTGCTGCGTTAGCAGGTGTGAAAGTCAATAAAGTTTCACCAGATGCTGAAGTATCAAAAGTTACTTCTGATGAGCTTCTTGATTCAATTACTGAACCAGTTGCATATGCATCTGAACCAGCACAATCAAAAGATAAAGTTGCAGTTCCGCCAGTAGTGTCTTTAGACTGACAGTAAACAACAACAGTTCCTTGTGTTGCTGCAGGTAAAGTTGCAGCACATGCTGCTGCACCTGTATAGTTTATTACAGAAATAGTATCAGCCGCTAAAGTTAGCGTAGATGCTGTTGCTACATCTGAGATAGATAAACCAGTTAAGTCAGGCATGCCTGAACTCATTCTAGTTGTTACTGCTCCCGTAGTTGCGTTTTTAGTTGCAACTTGGAAACCTTTTTCCGAACGTACCGGTCCGTTAAACGTTGTTGAAGCCATAATTGTATCCTCCTAGTTTTCTGAACATAGTCTCTAGGCCGTCCACTATACGGGTCTATGTTCTAATTAATTGTATAGTAACTAATTTATATACTAGATTTTAGTAGAGTGCAAGAGAGCCTGTAATGTGGAGTGGATTTATTCCAACGATGTAGCTTTTGTTTAAGTAGCTACAGAAACTTCGGGTGCAGCATCGTCTATTTTATTTTGCAAATGCTCTTTTTTAGCCTCTGCAATTTTTATATGGTTAATGACGTCTCTAACAGCTCGGTCAATTTTAACCATGTTTAAGGTATATCTACCTTCTTTAAGATGCTCCTGCTCCCATTTCAAGTCCAGACCCTTCTTCTGTGTGTAAAGGTTCTGTAGATGTGTTTGCATCTCCATTTATAACCTCCTCATAGGTTATTCTGTTTACTCTTGGGTCATGCATTTCTCCAAGAGTCTCCCATTTTATATCATTTTTTCCCAACTTGTCAATGATAGCATTTTCTATGTCTAATGGGCCATCCAGACTTTCAATTTGAAAGTCTGCATGCATTTTATAAGCATAAATTTTAACTCTAAATTTTTTCATTTTTTATTTTCGGTAACCCATTTTGCGTGCATTAGATTAAATACAATACCATATTTTGATATGTCTGTCTTGTTTCTTAATGTGTAATGTGTCAAAAAAGAAGAAAATAATATAACTTTTCCTTTTTTAGGTTGAACACTTTCGTTTATATCTGGAAAATACAATTTTTGAGGGTGGTCATTTAAATATATTCCTCCAGAATAATAAGCACTTTGATGTTCATGTCTTCGTGTGTATTCAGAAAAACCTTCTTTAATGCCCCAGCAACCATTTAATTCATATCCACCAATATTTGGAATGCTATCTAAGAAATCAAAAATTTCAAATAATAACTTTAAACATTCTTTATCATTTATAAAGAAATCCCAATCAGTCATTTGACCAACTACAGCGGTCCTGTAATTAAAATTAGATACTTTTATTCCCTCTTCTATTCTTTTAATAAAATAATCAGAATCTACATCTATCTGACCAACAAAAAGATTAGCATCGTGTTTTATTTTTTTAGTTATTCTTTTTTCAACTTTCATAGTTTCTTTCTAAAAATAAAATGTGGCGGGAACATGTCCCGCCA